GCTATGGGCCCACAAGGTCAAGCGTCAATCTCAGTGCCGCGTGTTCTTGCGTTTATCGCGCAGCGGCTGGGGATCGATCAGAACATTCTGAACAGCCCAGAAGAACAAGAACAGATTATGATGCAGATGCAGCAAGCCATGATGGCGGCGCAGCAACCCGCACAGCCTGGTGCTGTGAGTGATGGCGGTGCGATGGCGGGAGCAATGGTATAATGGAAGAGGGATGGGATGGCTTGATCGAGCAGCCCAGGATAGAGACAAGACAAGCGGATGATCTCGATATCCTATATGGGCGCGTGTTCAAGTCTGAAGAGGGCCAGAAGGTGCTGTTGCACCTTCGGTCAATTACAATCGAGAGGCCAACCTGGAATCCAGGCGAAGATCATAGTTATGGATATGTCAGGACTGGGATGGCCGAGATCGTCCGCATGATCGAAAAACGTATAGAGAGAACCGAATAATGGATAACCAGGAAATTGCAGGACGGGATAACGTCTCAGCTGACGCCCCGCTCCTCAGCCCCCAGGCCCAAGAAGATGTGTCTGCACAGCCTCAAGAGGCTCCGATCCCGCTTCACGATCCTGAACCAAGCAATATCACTCCCGCCAAAACGGCAAAGAGTGACGATGAACCACTAACGCGCCCTGATTACTATCCCGAAAAGTTTTGGGATGAGGATGGACCTGACGTTGAAAAGTTAGCAAAGAGCTACAATGAGCTTCAGAAGAAATTTAGCCAAGGTAAGCACAAAGTTCCAGAGAATGGTTACAATCTTAAAGACCTGGTGGATGCGGGTCTCAACCCAGATGATCCTACTGTCAGTGCGTATCAAGAATGGGCCAAAGAAAACGGCATTAGCCAGGCTGCTTTCGAGGATCTTGCTTCGCGTGTTCTCCAACTGAGCAGCGAGCAAGCGCAGCAGCTCGAGTATGATCGCAACCAGGAAATGCAGAAGCTGGGCGAGCGTGCTGCTGAAAAGATCCAGATGGCCGAGCGCCTGCTGATGAAGGCGCCGCTCAACAACAACGAGCGCGAGGCAATCGCCAACAGCCTGGACAGCGCGGATGCTATCAATGCGTTCCTGAAATATCACCAGGCTTTGACGAACGAGGGGATCCCGACACAAGTCTCGGCACAATCGCCAGATATGACGCGCGAGGATCTGGAAGCCGCTATCGCTGATCCTCGATGGCGGACAGACACTGCGTTCCGATCGCGCATTGAAAAGCAATGGATGGCCTCGCAAGGATAATTTCTTGCTAAAGCTATCGTTTGGGTTTATGATTGCCCCTGTCGGATAACCGCTTGCGCGGCCCGTCTCTTGTGGTTGATACCACTGGTGGCGCGGCCATCACCGCGCAAGCGACCGCCCTCACAGGATAACGGATCGCGCTTGGTCAAAACTCTTTATGGAGGGTTCTGCTATGGCGCAGAATGTCACTACGGCCTTCGTTACCCTGTTTGAGTCAGAGGTAAAGCAGGCATATCAAGCTGAAGCCCTGTTGCGTGGCACTTGCCGCACGCGCACTGGCGTTCAGGGGAACACTGTAAAGTTCCCGAAAATCGGTAAAGGCGTTGCAACTGTTCGCGTTCCGCAGACAGACGTCACTCCTTTGAACGTAACCTATAGCCAAGTCACCGCGACTATGAGCGACTACATCGCTGCTGAATACAGCGATATCTTCCACCAGTCGCACATCAATTTCGACGAGCGCCGTGAGCTGGTCGAGGTTGTTTCCAAGTCGATCGCACGTCGCATGGACCAGATCATTATCGATGCTCTGAACGCCGCGTCGTCGCCCTCGACCGTTGCAACCACTGTTGGCGGCGCTGGCACCAACATGAACATCGAGAAACTTCGCGCAACCGCGAAGGCGATGAATGAGAAGAACGTGCCTTCTGAGGGCCGCTATCTGCTCATGCACGCATCGCAGCTGGATGCCATGCTGGGTGAAACCGAGATCACAAGCTCGGATTTCGCAGCGGTGAAAGCTCTCGTCCGTGGCGAGGTCAACACCTTCATGGGCTTCAACATCCTGACTATGGGCGACCGTGATGAGGGTGGCCTGCCGAAGCCTTCCACCCGCACTTGCTTTGCCTGGCATCGTGATGCTGTGGGCTATGCCGAGTCGATGGCGCAAAAATCGGAGATCAACTATGTCCCCGAAAAGACCAGCTACCTGGTCAGCTCCATGTTCTCTGCTGGCGCCGTGGCGATCGACGATGAAGGCATCGTCAAGATCAGCTGCACCGAATAAGGAGGACTGACTGATGGCTTTCTCGACAACTGGTTTTGCAACCATCGGAGCATCGAAGAAGGGTAATGCCCCTGCGGTTTACTCCTATTCCACGACAGACACGATCGCCACCGTGAACACGGCAGGTTATTTCAATGACCTTTCCGACACGTTGGCTGTTGGCGATCTGATCTATTGCTTGACTTCGACTGGCTCCACGGCTGTCGCAACACTGGTTTATGTGTTGTCGAACAGCGGCGGCGTTGTGGACGTCAACGATGGCACCACGCTGGCGAACACCGACAGCGACTAACGAAACGGGGGCCGGGGAAACTCGGCCCCTCCTTCGCCACGATGGAGACGCGTGATGGCCACAGGAGACACTGACGTTACCGTTTGCTCTGAGGCTCTGATATCTCTCGGCGCTTCTTCAATATCTTCCTTGTCGGATGGATCTGATGCTGCCGCCGCGTGCAGCGCTCTCTATCCTGATCTCAAAACTCACTTACTAACAGTTTATCCGTGGAGCTGGAGCGTCAAAAAGGTGCAGCTCTCGCAGAACATAACGGATCCAGTGAACGAGTGGCAAAACGCCTTCGACCTTCCTGCTGATCGAATCTCAAACCCCCAAGCTGTTTTCGCAAGCAGCGCAGCTGGGATCAAACCTCTGAGCTATGGCTGGGAGATTTATGGATCACAGCTGTTCACCAACATGAGCACGGTTTACATCGATTACCAGGCGACAGTAACTGAGGCAAATATGCCTGCATATTTCGTGCGCGTTCTCAGGGCGGCTTTGGCGTCTGAGCTTGCTGTGGTGATTACCGACCAAATTGCTAAGGCAGATTATTTCCGCGGTGTGGCATATGGATCTCCCGCAGATGGCGGGCGCGGTGGCCTGTTGCGAGAGGCTATGAATGTAGATAGCCGTGGCCAGCTGCCGCCGACAATCGAGGATTACTCACTGATTGACGTGAGGGGTTAATATGACGAGGGTTTTGCAGCTTCAGAGCAACTTTACAGTTGGCGAGCTGGATCCTCTTCTGCGTGCCCGTGTGGATCTTGCCCAGTATAACAACGCCTTGGAGCGGGCGAAAAACGTGGTCGTTCAGCCTCAGGGCGGGGTTCGGCGCCGTCCAGGCTTAAAGTTCCTGCATGACTTCGGAAACAGCTTTTCCGAGTTCAAACTCATTGCGTTCGAATACAGCGTGACGGATAGCTACATCCTGGTTTTTGTGGACCAGCGTATGTATGTGTTCAAGGATGGCGTGCTGCAAACAAATATCAATGGCAGCGGCAACGATTACGCTACGACAACAATCACCGCCGCCATGCTCAATGAGCTGAATTATACTCAGGCTGTCGATACCCTGATCCTAGTGCATGAGGATCTCGAGCCTCAACGGATTTTGCGGAACAGTGATACCAGCTGGACGATTGGCGCTTTGCCGATCGATTTTGTCCCACAATATGCGTTTGTCGTCGATGTCCATGAGCCGACTTATAGTATCACGCCAAGTGCGATTACGGGCAATATTACGATCACAGCATCGAGCACGACTACAGATAATGGAACAGCCCAAGCAGGAACCTCTACGACAATCACACTAAAATCAGCCACCAGTTTTTCTGTTGACGACCAGCCGAATGGTATGTGGATACACATTACTGGTGGCACGGGCGCTGGGCAAAAACGTCATATTGAAGATTATGTGGCATCTACCAAGATCGTTACCGTATATGGCGGCTGGGATACAGCGCCAGATAACACATCTCAATATGCTATAAATCCGTTTGAAGATGACGTAGTGGGATCTTACATCTACAATAAAAACGGCTTTGGGAAGGCAAGAATAGTTAGATACGACAGTCATACAGTTGTTCAAGCATATGTTGAGGTGCCTTTCTTTTCGGCAGATCCGATTGTTTCTGGCGATTGGGAAATTGAAAACGGATATGAGGATACTTGGTCGGCCTCTCGAGGCTGGCCGCGTAGCGCCGCGTTCCATGAAGGCAGATTGTATTTTGGGGGGTCTACGTCCCGACCAAACACAATATGGGGATCTCGGGTTTCTGAATACTACAACTTCGATCCTCGCACTGCGCTTGATGATGATGGCGTCGAGGCCACTCTTAACACCAAACAGCTCAATGCGATCGTGAATATGGCTGCGAGTTCTGACTTGCGCATCTTTACCACGGGCGGCGAGTTCGTAGTCATTCAGACTACAGCAAACCCGATCACTCCCAGCAATTTCCTGGTGCGTGCGCAAACGTCTCTTGGGGCAAAGGCTGGCGTGCCGATCGAGGATCTTAATGGCGCAACGGTTTTTGTGCAGCGCCAGGGCAAGTCCCTCGTCGGCTTCCAGTTCTCTGATACGGTTGCCTCGTATGGCGCCAGGGTTTTGTCTGTTCTTAGTTCGCACCTTATCAAGGATCCCATCGACCTTACCATTAGCAGGTCGTCCTCGTCTGATGAGTCAGACCGGATTTTCCTGGTAAATTCTGACGGCACCATGACCGTCTATTCGATCCTGGCAGAGCAGAATGTGATTGCCGCCAGCGAGTTTGTCACGACTGGGACATTTCTTGCCTGCGCGGTCGAAAATAACGTGGCTTATGCTGTCGTTAGTCGCCTTAAAGAAACGGCTGCTGTCATTACTCCGACAGGGTTTGATTTCAATATCAGTGATGCTGGGGTGTTTTTGGAGATCACTTACCCGTCGCCTCATTCGATCGCTGTGAACGATGAAGTTGTTATCGAGGGGATGCGTGACTACCGTGACGATGATCCGATTATTGCGTTGCTTTTGGGTGATTTCAACGCGACCTTGTATAACGGCGTCGAGCTTGCCGTTTACTCTACCACTTCTACAACGATCACGATCAAGATCTCGGATCTAAATCCACTTGGAACGGGCAATTCGGGGTCGGCATCATTCGTTGTTACTGATGAGGTGGTGGCTGATTATGAGCGGTCTTATTTGCTCGAGCGTTTTGACGACACTCTGACCGTTGATAGCGCGATCACTGGGAGTTACGCATCGAGCACAACAGCCAGCCACCTTGCCGGGTTGACTGTCGAGGAGATCTTGGATGGCGCCTATTACGGCACACGGTCAGTTTCGGTTTCGTCGCCTTACACAGTGACGTTCTCTCATTCGGCTCTTGAGTCCTTTGTAATCGGGCTTGGCTATGACGTTGAGATTAAGACCATGCCCGTTGAGCCAAGGATGGCCCAAGGTTCTGTTATTGGCGTGAATAAGCGCGTATTGCAGACCGACGCCCTGGTTTACGAAAGCCAGAACATGAGCGTTAATGGGAAGGCGGTTTCGTTTCCTGAGCTTGAATGGATCCCAGACACGGCGAGAACCAGAATCACCAAATATACAGGACTTAAAACGCTTCACGGTTTGTTGGGCTTTAACAAGACGGGACAGATCACAATCACGCAGACAGCTCCGTTGAGCCTTAATCTTCTCGGCATCGAATATCGCGTCAGCATAGGGGACTAAAAATGTCACAGTTAGCATTTGCAGTGGTCTCTGCTGGCGCCCAGCTCTATGCGGGGGCGCAGCAGCGCAAGGCATACAATGCCCAGGCAGCCCAGGCTAAGATCCAGGGCCGCAGCCAAGCGATTGCGTATAAGCAACAAGCTGCTGATATTTTGAAAAGCATGAATGAAACAATGGGGACGATAATTGCTCGAGCGGCAGCTGGTGGCGTTGATCCGCTTTCTGGATCCGCCCTTTCACTAGCTAATTACACGATGAAAGAAGGCATCCGCGAATATAACATCTCGAAAGATAACGCGGTTCTGGCGGCAGGCATGGCGTCTTACCAGGCTGATATCTATCGCCAGGCTGGCGACACAGCCATGTTGTCCTCATTCGTTTCCGCAGCTGGAACTATGGGGGAAGGTTATTATAGGCAGAGCCAGCTTGGCTTCCCTGCCTTGGATATTTCGGCGGGGGCAGCATAAATGGCAATTCTTCCAAGATATCAGAGAGTAGGGGTAAGAGCCGCACAGCCTGGCCAGGTTGATTTCGCAAACTTCCGCGAAGGCGCTCGATTGGGGCAAACGATCAGCCAACAGGTCGATCGTATGTCTGACTTTGTTTACAAGGAGCAACAGCTCCAGGCACAACAACGTGGCCGTGAGATTGTTGGGGAAATGGGCGCGCAGCCTGTTCTCGAGGCATTGAAGGGCGCTGGCGGCCCAACAACGATTGGAGAGCGTGAGGCATATAGCGTGGCAAACCGCGTGGCCGCAGCTGAGATCGAGACCGACGCTCGCAAAGAAATCAACCGTATTGTTACCGAAGGCCAGAACGCTGGCAGATCTTATTCATCGATTAAGGCCGAGCTTGCCGATGTCGTTGATGGTTTCCCAGCTGCCCTAGCGAATCTGGATCCAGAAACTGCTGGATTGTTGCGCAATCAATTACAGGATGTCGCCAGCCAGGCAGATATTCGATACAACTCCTGGGCGTCAGCTCGAGCAGTCCAAGCATCACAGGGCCGCGCTCTGATTGGTATTGCAGAGCGCCAGCAAGAAGTGTTTCGCATTGCGTCCTCTGCGCAAGATCCAGCTGCACGCGCTGCTGCTGTTAGCCAGGGCATTGCAGATATTGCGACCTATATGCGTGGCCTTCAGTTCGATGAAGGCACTATCTCCAGGATGATCCTGACGACGCGGGAACAAGCCGCGACAGATGGCACGATCTCCGCGTTTCAGCGTTTAGGGACACTCGAGGAGCAGCAAGCCTATATCACAGAGCTGATGGCAAACCCGCCTCCCGAGCTTGGCGTTGAAAAGACGCGCACTCTGGCGCGGTCCCTTAATACCGAAGTCAATAATACGATCTCAGTCCTTAATGGCGCGACCCGTGATATCAGCTCTGATATCAAGGATCTAACCACAATCCTGACAGAAGGCGGCGATCCTAATCCCGAGGCGGTATTGGCAATCGAAAGCCGTATCGCTCAACTGCCAGGACCGATGCAGGTCGAAGTTAGCCAGGAGCTGGCGCAGTTCAAAACAATCCAGGGATATACTGAAGCCTTCCGCAAGATGTCGCCAGCAATGTTGCAGACATCGATCAATGATATGCGCAGTGGCATCGATGGCCTTGGTGGTGAAGGCATCGATACGATGACCGAGACCAGGGTGATGCAATCCGCCGAGGGCTTGCTGACCACCATGAACACCGAGATCCAAAGGGATCCGATCTCATGGGCAACCCGTGTCGGTCATATTAAATTTAACCCTCTCGATCTCACAACAGACGAGACCGCATCAGCATCAATCAAAGAGCGTATTACCAGCGCACGCACAGCCCAGGCAATCTTAGGTGGACCACTACGCTTCCTGACGAATGAAGAAGCCAGCGCTCTGAGCGCACAGATGGCAGAGGGCAATCGCATTACCAGGATGCAGATCTTGGGGGGGATCACTCGTCACTTTGGCACGCACTCAACTGATGTCCTGGCCGAGCTGGCTGACGTAAATCCAGAGTTGGCGCACGTTGGCGGCCTGGTGAACATGGGCGCAATGCAAACAGCAAACACTGCCTTGGCTGGCTTCGATCTAATTAAGGATGGCAGCAAAGCGCCAGGCACAACGACAGATAATGCTCGAGGCATTTATATTGGCACTGTAGGCCAGGGCTTACAGTTCCAGGCGGGAGCGCGTTCTTCTGGTTTCAAGGTGGCCGAGGCTATCTATACCAAGATGGCCTTCGATGCGGGGACTGCCGAGTTCGATGAAGGGATGTGGGAAGAGGCAATCCAGATTGCATTTGGCTTTGACCAACGCACTGGCAAAGGCGGGTTCGATGAGATCCGTGATCGCCAAGTTCTATTGCCAGCGAGGCTTAATGCTGACCAGTTCACAACCATGCTCGAAGATTTCACGCTCGATGGCCTGAAAAGAAACACGGGTTTGGAGAACATCGATCCTGGTATATTGAAAGACATCAACGAAAGTGACCGTGTGTTCCCAGTCTTGCTGGATGAGGGTCGTTACTATCTGATGACGGATGTTAATGGCGTGCCGCGTCATTTCACGGATAAAGATGGCAATCCGATTATCGTCGATGCTTTGAAATACTATGGCCTTCGTGGAATTGAGGATGCACCGAAACCGCAGATTAGCGCCGCGCCAGAGGCAATGACGCCGCCAGCTGTGCCTCAAGATGTTGGCGTCACGGGCCTTGAAAGTGTTACGGCAGTGGATCCAGCAACCAGCCAGGCAAATATAAACATCCTACAGCCCCCAGGCAGTTCTTATCTGGAGCTATACCGCGACGAAGGATTGGCACAAGTCAAGCGTATGGCTAAAGAAACAGCGGCCCAGCGCTATGAAACTGGTATTGGAGTCCGCGAGAACCAGCGTATCAACGCAATGGTTGAGACGGTTCCTTGGACCAAACGCCCAGCGCCAGAACCACATCTTGTCGATGCCTATATGGACTACATCATCAGTTCTGAAGGGACGCTGAGCTATGAAGAGTTCCTGGCGGCGGGGGGCGTTGAATGAGCTTTCTCTTCCAGAAGCAGGATCCGCTCGATCTGCTGCCAGAGAATGGGCTGAGCCAGCCTCTGGGATCACCTTTGGAAAATTTATCAGCAGCATTTGATAGCGCTCAGGGGAATGAACAGGCTTATAGCGAGGCCACGGTCCTGCGGGATCAATGGGGCCCGATCGTGGACACGATCAACGAGCGCGCTGGCATGGATGCCTATAGCGAGTTTCTGGGCGTGAAGGTCCGCACCTTCATGCATGATGGATTTAGTAATCCTGCCAATCTTATCAGCTCGAGCATCCTCAGCGCGCCCGCAACGCCTGGCAATGCAGAGCAACAGTATCTGCGCGAGGCCCAACGCATTGTCGATTATCTCCAGGAGAACAAAGATCTGTTCCCCGATCTGCAATGGGTGACGCATGAGGAAGTTTTGCGTCGCGGTCAAGAAATGGCCCAGCGAGATCGTGAAACATTGCAAGAGCTAGAAGGCCGTTCACCTGGCGCGGCAAACATGATCGCCCGCTTTATCGGTGGTATCGGTGGCGTGGCAACAGATCCAATCAACGTCGAGACAGCATTTATCGGCGGTGGGGCGCGCACTCTTTACGGGGCAATCTTCCGCGAGGCCGCGCTGGGCGCTGGCGTCGAGGCGATGTCCCAGGCTGGCGTGATAGAGTGGTATAAGAAGCTGGGCTATGAATATACGCCTCAGCAATTCTGGACAGCTGTCGCAATGGGTGGCGCCTTCGGTGGTGCAATGCCTGTCGTGTTCCGTATCGGTGGCAAATCGATCTCACTGACAAATGAGCAGCTCAAATCAGGATATCGAGCTTTGGTCGATAGCGGCTTGTTCAAGCCGACATCTGTGACACGCACAGCTGAACGTCAGGCAGAGATCCTCGAGAGTGAGAACGCAATCAATCCTCTGGTCGATGATGCAGTTCACCAGGAGCGCATGGAGCGGGCTACGGTCGCAACCGAGATGGCCGAGCCCCCAGCGATGCCAGACACGCCGCCTGTCCCGCTGCGCAAGATCGACAGCGTTTATGAAGCAGATAATCTCGATGGGCTTATCTATCGCTTTGATCCCGCTGAAATCCAGGTTGATGCGGAGTTATTCCAGTTCAAAGCAGGCGGTGACGAATACGGCGTTAGCGATCGATTGCTAGGAATTAAGATCTGGGATGCAGTCAAGGCGGGTCAAATTCTTGTTTATGAATTTGCTGATGGTCGTCTGTTTATTGCTGATGGCCACCAGCGCCTCGGCCTAGCGCGTCGAATTAAAGCGGAAGATCCAACTCAAGATGTGCGACTTTATGGGCATATCATCCGCGAGGTGGATGGTATCACGCCCGAGATGGCCCGCGTGATCGCTGCCATGAAGAATATTGCGGAAGGCACGGGCACAGCGATCGATGCAGCTAAAGTGCTTCGTGTGGCCCCAGAGCGCATCGGTGAGCTGCCTCCTCGCTCTGCCCTGGTAAGACAAGCCCAGGGGCTGACACTGCTCTCAGACGAGGCGTTTGGCGCCGTTATCAATGGCGTGGTGCCGTCAAACTATGCTGCCCTGGTGGGTCGCCTAATCCCAGATGATGAAGGTCTGCAAAGCAATGCGATCTCTGTCCTGGCAAAAACAGATCCAGCAAACGAGTTCCAGGCCGAGGCAATCGTGCGCCAGGTGCGCGATGCTGGTGCCGAGCGCGTCACGCAAGACAGCCTGTTCGGTGAAGAGATTATCACAGAGAGCTATTTCACAGAGCGCGCCAGGATCCTCGATCGCGCACAAAAACAACTGCGCCAGGATAAAGCCGCCTTCGGCACCCTGGTGCGCAATGCTGAACGTCTTGAGGCCGAGGGCAATCAGCTCGCTCGTGCCGCTAATGAAAGGAGAGCCAACAATGACTCGCAAGCGATCGCGCTCCTCCAAGCCCTCGCAAACAGAAAAGGCCCAGTCTCTGATGCCCTCAATGCAGCAGCAAGATCAGCTCGAGAGAGCGGGAGCTACGCAGAACCTACTCGAAACTTCGTCGATGCTGTCAGACTCGCAGCTGAGTCAGGCGATTTCGACCGGATATCAACTGGCGATGTTGGACAGCTTATCGATGCTCCAACGCAAAGCCGCACGACTAAGGATGTCTCAGAGCGCGCAGTCGAGGACTTCGACGAGCCAGGAGGCCAAGGCGTAAGAGACCAGGGCGATCAGCTCCAGGGCGATATCTTCGGCGCGGCGGATCCAGAGCCGCAGCCTGCACGCGAGACCAGGATCCCAGAAGATCGCATCATTCGCCTCCAAGATCTCGACTTTGCAGAGGCCAAGGCGATCGAGCTCCAGGCCAAGACCAACCAGGCGTTTGTTTCTGTCGATGATCTAATGGAGCGCGCCGCTCGAAACCACGATGATCTCACTGTCCAGATCCGTGCCGCTGCGGAGAGCGTGGGCGCAAAACAGAAAGTCGCTCGGCTCAAACTTAGAGAACGCGTCGAGGAGAAGATCCGCGATAAATATGCTGGGGATCTCAATCGCATCACTGATGTCGCCCGAGGCGGGATCGAGGCTGAAACAAACGAGATCGCTGATGCTTTCGTCGAGGCTCTCAGTCAGCGCTATAAGGTCATCGATGAAGGTTACAGCTTCACAGCTGAAGGCTATTTCGACCGTAAGCTCTCCGTTATCTTCGATGATGGACAGATTGGCGAGATCCAGATCTGGCCGTCTGGTATGTTGGATGCAAAAGGCCCGAAAGGTGGTCACGATCTTTACAAGATTTCCAGGGATCTTGCCCAGCCAGAAGAGGCGCGGGTCAAGGCGGTTGCAGATATGCAGCAGCTATACGCTGGTGTAGCTGCTAATCTCTCAGATAGCTGGAAAGCTCTCCTGGCGCGTCAAACGCCCTCGGGCATGGATGCACCGAGCCGTGTGGTCAACGAAGCCACGATATCGCGTGTTACCTCGGGCGACCCTTCGTCGCCAAGCACCTCAGAGGCCTTGATCGGGGACCAGTTACCAGTGGTGGATAAGGACACCATCTCGCCGCTCGATGTCTCGATGGCCGGGATGGACCCGTCTACTAGAAAGAATCTCATTGGAACCTCCAGTGATAATATAGATATCGCTAGTCAGAATGTCAAACTGGACCTGGACGAAGAGATCCCGGTCGATCTGCGCGTGGATCCAGAGACAGGCGAAGTCATAGCACAAACCATGACATTGCGACAGATCCAGGATGATATCGCCCAGGACGTGAAGATGCTCGACAGATTGAGAGGGTGCGCCAAATGAGTTTCCGTAACTGTATCATTAACGCCGAGGCCGAGGGCACCATCACTCCCGAGCAAGCACGCGAGGCGCGCGATCTCTTCGATGATCTGGAAGAGCAATACCAGGGCCAGATGAACCGTGGCGCTGCAAGCTCCAAAGCAGCCCGCGATGCCTTCGATGCTCTCGAGCGTGAAGTGTTCGAGCGCAAGCGCCGCAAGCTGTTGCAGATCCAGAATTGGAAAGAGATCAAGGTCAACCTTGATCAGTATCGCAACATTCGTGGGGAAGTGGATTTCGGTCGAGCAGCAGAAGCGTTGTTCGACAACGATGGTCTAGCACGCTATTCAAGCGTTGTCCAGAGGGAAGCGGCAGTCGAGCGTGCGGCGACCAGGAAGCTATACAACGTCCTGGCTACATTCAGACGCAACCTGGTGGGCGAGACCAGGAACAAGGCGCAGCTCAAGGATATGGTGCGCGAGATCTTCGAGCCTGGCAGCACGGGCAGCGCAAGCGCCAGGGAAATGGCGCAGGCCTGGTCTGAAGTTGAAGATTATTTGCGTTTGCGTTTCAACGCCGCAGGTGGTCGGATCGTAAAGCGCAAGGACTGGGGGCTGCCGCAAATCCACGAGACCTTGGCTGTGCGCAAAGCAACTGCTCGAGAATGGATAGACTTCATTACGAACGAGCTTGATATCACAAAAATGATTGATGAGCGCACTGGCCTGCCCTTCTCGCCCGAGCGCTTGGAGCTCGCGCTGCGCGATGTCTATGAGACGATCCGCACTGATGGGATGAACAAGCTGATCCCTGGGGCTGTTGGCCAGGGCAAGTCTGTTGCAAATCGCCGCTTGGATCATCGTTTCCTGGTGTTCAAGGATGCTGATGCTTGGATGCGTTACCAAGAAAAGTTTGGCAACGCCAATCCCTTCGATACGATGTTTGGCCATATCAAAGCCATGTCTCGGGACATTGCGCTTATGGAGATCCTGGGGCCAAATCCCAGAGCCACAGTCAACTATCTCAAGCAGACAATCCAAAAAGAAGCTGGGCTAAAAGCTGACGAAGCCGCTGAGAACGCTGCGCGCCGTTCCGCTGCACGCCTGGATAATCTTTACCTGGCTGTGACTGGCGCCAACAACGCGCCGATCGACAGCAAGTTCGGCAACACCTTTGCTGGCCTACGCCAGGTTCTGCAATCGGCACAGCTGGGTGCTGCCGCGATCTCTGGAATCACTGACGTAAATTTCCAGCGCATGGCTCGAGGTTTTATCGGTCTGCCCCAAGTCAACACAATAAACCAGTATCTCAAGCTCTTGTCGCCGCTGGGCGCCGAAGAGAAGGGCAAGCTGGCAATTCGCCTGGGCCTGATTGCTGAAGGCTGGTCCTCCCTGGCGTCAGGGCAAATGCGTTATGTCGGGGATATCTCTGGCCCTGAGATTACACGCCGTGTTGCCGACTTTGTGATGCGCGCCTCGCTGTTGTCGCCAATGACGCAAG